CTAACTCCTTCATATAAACGAAGTGAAGGAGGTTAGAGGGAGGAAAAATTTCCTCACGAGAAGGGGCGTCAGGGAGGGCCTTATGAACCTGGAGAACGGGGGCTGACATGGAGGGAAAACATACGAGCTGATTTAGGGGGGCATAGCTCGGTCGACTGTTTCTTTCAGCAGCTCACAGAAGGGGAGAGCCACCGGGCGCCGTTCAGTCTGTACAGTGCCGCGATTCGGTTCGCGGTTTAGCAGAGCAGCAGAAGTGATGCCATCACACTGTGTTGCTTAGAGGAAACCTGGTAATCCTCAGCCTCGAAAATTCGATCTTGCGCCACGGCAAACATGGGGAAATCCTGGGGTCAAACAGGCATGCTGCCTCCACTTGGGCACCCAAACACTAAGGGAAGAAACCAAGCTAACCGACGTTACCGCCGGGGTCAGGAGATTGACCATGCAAGGAAGAGTTTTAAAATTTTTCTCACACGGACCGTGGGGAACTTGCTGCGGTCTAAAAAGTTCAAGTGACCAGCACTACGGGACCCATAAAAGAAAGGGAAAGAGAGAAACCTAGGCAATAGGGGAGAAAGGGTTTGGAGGTATGCCGAAGTTTCGATGAGCATAGAAAGATAAAGAAACGGCGGCGTCAAAATAAGAAGAAGGGAAAAACGCCGAGGGAGAACAAAAATGCAATGCATGATCATAAGATAACCAAAAATCGCGATCGGAACGACCATCCTCCAGGGCTATTTGCCCACGACGCAAGAGGTAGCGGGGAGAGACATACAAGTCATGAGCGCCGTACATAAAGCCACAAAACTCAGCGACTTGATGAGAGGAAGATTTTGGAATAAATTGGGAAAAATGGGTGGACGAAATGCGTGAATGGCGTCCACAAAGAACCATATCATCCCCAGAAAAACAGGCAGAAACAGAGCCGGCCGACGGGTAGAAGAAACCAGTGATGGCCATATTACCGATGGTGTTATGCAGCCAAGTGAATCGATCGCCCGAGGCTTGCATAGCGGGGATGGGGCCCATAAAAGATCGTAGGGAATGCCGCTCATGAACGAAGCGATCAGCAACTTCGATTGGAACACCGAAGGTGGTCATGACACGGTGATACAATAAAGAAAAGGATTCATTGACGCCAGAGTCCCATCCTGTGTAATCGCATACGGTGACACCGGAACCGGCAGACCAATGTTTCCGGTACCATGAGCGCATAGACGAGGGCGAAGCGCGGAAGTGCAAATAAACACCCGGACGAAGACGGCGAAGTAAAACCAATTCAATGTAGAGGGCCCAAACGCCATCACGGAAAAGCTTTGCATGCGAAACATCAGTGATGACTTGACCCTTCTTAGCCAAATGATCGGTACCGAACTTTTTGACACGTTGCGACTTGAGAAAGAGCCGCACAAAAAGGGGATCCCAATCAGGGTCAGCGCGAGAAACAGAGCGATGAACAGCTTTGAGAGTGCGAGAAGAAAGCCAAGACACAAGCTGGTGATTCAGACAATGCTCATAAAGACCCTCGTCAAAAGAACCGGGGGAAAGATCCACAAAAGAAGAAAGCGCGGAAAAGAGAAGATTGGATTGAACAGCGTGAATGGGAAGCACTTGGGCCACAGCAGAATGAATACGCTCCGAATAAGAGAACTTTTCAAGAGCAGTATCATTGCGGGAGTGAACTTGGCCAAGAGGGGAACCATTGCGAGACGCAGTTTGGGTTAAACCGTAACCATCAATGAACCGCTCACGAACGACCGGAAAAGAGAAGTCGTGAACTCCGATCGCGGGATCAGCCGTGGAAAAAGAACCGAGATCCGGAACGGGATCAGGAACGGAGGGAGGGGAAGAAATAGGCATATCGTG